ACGAGGATAGCCCTATACGGCCATAACTTTTTTTATTGGATATAACTATCGACTAATTACACTGAATGCCCTGAAGGTACAACCTAATGCGTTACTTAGGATTTTAGTATATTTTCTGTAATTTCAAGGCAACAGCGCACAAATCTGTACTACTTGTCTTCATCTATGAACTCACCCTTAACAATATCATCAATAATGAATCCAATAGTAGCATTGGTTTCATACTTTTTAAAATTAATTTTTTTAATCTTATCTAATACTTGATTCCATTTAGTATTGTTGGCATGGAATGCTTGTTGCTGCTTTAATAAGTCACTCATAATTCCTCCTCGTGTCTTGCTACATAGAATTGCTCTATCCAAGTCTTTTGTTTTCTGTTATGTCTAAGATTAACTCCTTGAAATATGTGCCAACCTCTACCATTTTTTTTAGCATGATATTCTTGCAGCTCTTGTCCTTCTTTACTGTATGGGTCTACTGCCTTTACCTGCTTTACTCTTTCTTCTGGTGTAAGATTTGGTTTTTGTCCCCACTTTATGTATTCTCGATTATATGTTGGATGTGATTTAGCCATGGTATCTCCTTGTAATGTTTATGGGCTAACAGGTAGCCAAACCGTTATTTGCAACATTTCTAATTAGAGAGCTAAAGGTAATGAATAACTCCTTTTTAATTTTAATGTTGTTATTATATAATGTCAGCCCAAGTGTGAGGTGCCAAGAAGAAAAGGAACTTGAGGTAAATGATAAACCTATAAACCTCTTGACACCAAAATTTATTAAGGTGAGGACATACTAGCAATATGTTGTTTTGTTTTGTGTTCAGGCACAAACGAACTCACCTTAATCTTATAAACTAAAACGGCATATCATCGCTTTTATTCTGCGACGATGGTGCCTTACCTCTTTTTGAATCATACTCATTATTAGTTTCAAATACAATAGATATGTATTCGTTACCATTACTTGCTGTCTTAGTCCATCCTGATATTTTACCTTCAACTCCATTAAAGGTTACGGTTCCAATAGTTTTCCAGTTTGGTCTCTTTGGATTGTCACCTACGTCATTAAAGAATAAGTTTGCTGTGTTTGGTTTTGGTACAAAATCACCCATTTGTTTTCTCCTTTATGTGTTCAGCAGATGTAGGGTTAGCTGAAGCTTCTCTCATATCTTCAAGTGGCCTTTTTTCTTCTGCTTTTTTTTCTAAATTAATTCTGTCTTCTACTTTAATTCTTATGTTCCTAAGGTCTTGTCTAATACCATCTTCAAGCTCTGACTTGTGTGGTTGCCTAGTGTATACTTCAATTATATTTTCTAGTTCTTCTAATGTAAACTTAAATGTAATTGTAATATTCTTAAAATCCATTTTCATTTATTCTCCTCTATGTTTTTATACTTATACTTCCTAGCTCTTACAACTCTTCTTGAGTCAGTAGAACTTAATAATTTTTTACGATACTTGGATACTAATTCATTGTATCTTTCAACGCCTTTGCCAGTAATCTTACCTGTATCTATTAGTTTTTTATATACTGATATGATTGCACTACTCTTCATTATTAATTTCTTTTAATAGTTTTAGCATTAAAAGATAATCTTCTAAATCAATAACAATACTAGGCTTTAATCTGTCAGCCCTTATAACTACACCTATCTCTTGTTTCTCAGGTAATAAGTATGATGGCAGAGACTTGCGCATCTTACACCCATAATATTTATCCTCAATTAATATGTCTCCTAATGGATGACAAGCACCACCTCTGTCTCTATTGTGTGCCTCTAGGTTAAAGTCTTTTGCTAGGTTCACTGCTAGTCTTTGCAGCTCTGCTCCTCTTTGTCTGTTTCTTCTTCCTCTTTGTTGATGTGTCTTCTTCTCTGCCAATTTTTTCCTCCACAAATTCTGTAAGTTTATCTACGTCATTATTCATGTCAAGATAAGAGTTTAATAAAAACTTTATTCCATGTAGTTCTGTATATAAAGTTTGTATTTGATTATCAAATCCAGACAAAATCTTTATCATGTCTTTGTAACTAAGTTTAGTTTGTTTTTGTTTCATAAATCAATGGGTTTTTAGTTGTTAAATTAAATGTTATTACAACAGTGCTGTCTTCTTTAATAATTTCATCTAAGATTTCATGCACATCATCACGCATTTGTTCTACTGATTTCTTTTTTACGTCAAGAGTTTCTTCTATTTCTTTGTAAGACTCCTTGACTTCCTCTTGCACCTCTATCTTTTCTTCTGGTGTAAGCTCTGGGCTTTCAGGTATTTCACTACTCAAAACCTTTTCAGGTGTATAGTTTGATACTTGGACATCGTTTTTAACTGGCTTGTATGTGGCCGTTATCCACGACACATATGCAACCGACGAAAACGTAAGTAGCATTAAGTATATTTTATATTTATTCATTGTTTGTTTCCTTTTGTATTGTTTTTTTTTCTTTGTCTAATTTAAAATACTTAACATATATCCAACTGTCTTTACAAGTCAATAAATTATAAAGCATAGTATGGTTACCTTTATTATTCTGCTCTATCAAATATTTTAACTTGGCTCTCTTCATTCTTACTCCATTCGGTCAATGATAATCCTACTTGATTACCAAACCCTCTATTAAAAGTAAACCCACGAGAACGCACTGCCTCTATAGTAGAGTAATAAGTTATACCAGTTAAGGTATCCTTTACTTTAATCTTTGAGGCACCTTGTTCTTCTGCATCTGACAGAGCCAACTCATCAAATGCAATCGCAGGTGGTGTTCGTAGTAAATGTTTGGATGAGTCTATCTCCCTAGATAGTGTTCCATCCTTAACAGTTCCTACTACTTTCTTGTTAACTATAACTTCTTTTTTTTTCATGTCATAACCTATGAAATTAATTATGTATAATCAACTGAAAACTTTCTCTACTTCTTCTGGTGATAAAGTAGTGTCTTTTTCATTAATCAATCCTTCTAACCATTTCTTTGTATCTTCAATGTTAGTAGCATTTATACGATTACTTTCAAGGCCTACTCTAATCTTCTCCTTAGTATCTTCTCCTAAACCTTTACACATACCACGCAGTATTACTGCATCAGTACTTGATATAGGCTTTTCGTTTACCTTCTTGGGTTTAGCCGAAGGTTTCTTTATAGGCTTGGCATCAACCTCTATAGACTTTACATCATTGTCTGCATCACTAGCAATACCAACGAATGCTGACAAGCTGTATCTTCTGAAGTAAGTAATAGCTGAACCCACAGACTGGTATATATTCATACCTTTTGAGTCTGCAATGGGTGTCATCATACCACTACGTATCCATTCGCCTGATGTATGCATATACAAAGTATCAACACCTATCTCACCATCAGAGCCTACTGGCATCTGAACAAATGATATTCCGTGCTTGGTTAGTAATGGCCTAAGGTATTTAACTAGCGCATCATATGATGTATAGTTATACCCATACCCCTTACTATCGTGTGCCATATCCTCAATCTCTTTCTGAACTTTCACTTGTGCTGACGCTAAGTTCTTAATTGATTCTGACATTGTTGTTTCTATTCTCATTGTTTCTCCTTTATTATTGCTAAACATTCTTTAGCATTTAGTATTAATAATTCCTCTTCATTGTAAACAAGTGATGTCCCACTGTAATCAGGGAATATAACTCTGTCTCCAACATTTACATCTTCAACCTCACTACCCACAGCAATAACCTTACCCTTGTTTTGTTTCTCCTGATTCGATGGTGCTAAAACAATACCACTGTCTGTCTCTTCTTTGACAGCATCCATCCTGATAGCTACTCTATTACCTACTGGTATTAGTGTCTTCATTTATTTTCTCCTTTTAATTTTATCGTTTTGTTTCTTCATCTTACAATACAATTCAATATACTTTTTGTCTTGGAATATAATATTCTTTGGATTTAAATGCCCTTCTTTTTTTATATCCCAAGCACTATCATTACTTATATTCACTCTTGTCTCTCTTCCTTCTTATAGATGATTGACGATTATAAAACATAAACTCAAACCCAAGCTTATCTAGTTTATCAATCAACTTCCCTATTCTTTCTTGTATCTCAAACGCCTTTTCTGATTTACTCATTCTCTTCCTCCATGTCTTTTTCATATTTAAAGTCAGACCAGTCTCTGCATACAGCACATAGGGCAGACCATATATTACATCCTACGTCTTCCATAGGCTCACTACTAGGTGAACCACCGCAATCACAGCAGACTAACACTCCTCTATCTTCATCTTTACTCATTAATATTCCTTAACATTTGTAATAGAAAATCTTTCTCTGAAATTATTCTATCAGATTCATATTTATCAATTACTTTTAATCTATCTATTATAGTATTTATTATTTTTTGAACCATTATGTTTTCCTTTTTGGTTTAAACCAAGGCACCATTGCTTTGGCTTACAACACTTATACGCCACTAACTTTAAAAAGTTCCCAACTATTTTTAACTTCTTAAATGATATGTAGCATAATTTCTACCTTCACCACCAGTAGTTTCAATCACATACCCTTGTTCTTTTAAGGTATAGATGATACCTGATAACCTAGTTGCATTATATAACTGTATAGCATCCCAACTAGTGATAGTCCCATGCTTCTCTAAATGTCTTAAGACATATAAAGTTTTGCTTGGTCTACCTTCACTTGAAGTTATCCTTGCTCTACCTGTTTTTAATGTAGGAACATTGGTATGTTTCTTTCTACCTGTTGCATAGGTTTTTGTATTGACTGCTTTTTTTCTTCCATTTGCTAATGTTTTAGCCATTGTTACTCCTTTTTTTATCGTTTACTCCATTTACTCTGACCCTTCAATCCACCTCCGCAGTGGTTGAAGTAGCCACAATATTTAACATTGCACTCCCACTCATATACTGGTGCGGTGCCTAATGATACCTCTGGTATCCCAACTTTAAATCGTTCATTCACATCTTGCCAATACCTGTAAGCCTTATCAATAAAGGACTTAGGGACATTGACTTCTCTCATTAAAGAGTTGTCCTTGTTGTAATAAATCAATGCCAACTTCTGTAATTCTACATCATACTTTTGTTGGTACCAATATGCATACGTGCCTAACTGTAATGCATAGTTCTCTGCAGGTTCAGGGTCAGGTGTTCTACCAAACAAGTTCCTCCACTTAAAACTATTGCACGTTTTTATATCATACATTGCATCATCATCAACTATACATATATCAAAGAAGCCTCTGACATTTATGTCCTGTATCTGTATCTCTTCTTCAATCAATACGTCTACTCTTTCTTTCTCTCCATGTAACAGAAGCGCATCTTGTATATCTCCATGAACTAAATCACCAAGTCTAAACAATCTTAATGTGTTTTCATCTACTGCTGTAGCTTCTACTTTCTCTACACTATTGTAATATATCTTACGCATACACATTCCACTAGACGAGGCATGGAACCAATGCTCCCTGTCTTCGTATCTGTTGATACGATTGTCCTCGTTTAGTTTCTTGAGGTATCCTGCATATATATTTTTAATGTCAAGCATTGCCACTATTACTTTCGCCTAGCATATATACTCCATCACTATCTATAAACTGCAGCTTATTCATTCTACATACTTTTCTTACAGCCTCTTTTACTAAGGTAGTAAATCCAGTAGACACTGATGAACCATTAACCATTATCACTTCAAACTCTAATAAGTTTATTACTTCTCTACATATCTCATTAGCTTTCTTAACATCCATATCTTCAAACCCTTTTACGTAAGCTCCAATATCTTCCTTTGCAATAGGAACTATTACTGCATACTGGTTTAACTCTTCTAAGTCTGCCCTGTATTTTGACTCAATACTTTCTACACTATACTCTCTCACTCTTTTTCTCTCTTTCTTTTGTTGTTTCCTTGATTGCTAAATAACATCCAAAACAATATGGTTGTTTGTGTATTTCATATACATCCCACATCATCATTGTCTTCCAACAATCATAGCATTTTATTATTTTCACTACGCCATGTTATCCATAGCATAGTCTTGTTGTTTCTCATTCCATCCATCAACCTCTGCTTGTGTGTTGTCTTCAAGCTCTTTGATTTTTTCTTCAAGTTCCTCACGAATACTATCTGTATCGTAGTGTGTAATACCTGTCTCTTGGTCTATTGTGTAATACGCTTGTATTGTTATTTCAGGATTGCCAACTATCTCTCTTTGTTTTACAAGCTCTTCCACTTCTACTTCTCTACATACCTCAAGTAATTCACGTCTCTGTCTATCTAACTCACTCATCTTACCCATTATCTTTCTCCTTTGTTTATTTTATTTAACTCATCTTTAATAAAAGATTTTATCCATTTATCAAATCCACAAGCATAGCTATTGTTTGAACCTATATTGAACTGAACCTCCTCATCTAACTTCCAAAAGTTTACTGGTTCAATACCATCTGATTCATACAGCGTAGTATACTTCCAATCATATAGAGTTACTGGTGTTCCTGTTTCTCTGTGTTCAAACAGATACTCGCCTGATACCTTGTAACTATCCATAACGTGTGGCTTACCAAACACCATCAATAGTTCCACTGGTTTTAACATCACCTCTCCGAACCTGTATGTCCCACCTGTTTCTATGTTGGGGTTTGCTTTGTATTCATTTACTTTCACTATTCTTCTTCCTTTATTCCAATAGCTTTTAGTAATGCTGTCATCAAGATAAATAACATACCAAGAAACATCATACCATAGCTAATTATTTTTATTATTATTTTACCAATCATTACATCTCTGCGTTCAAGACACAAGAACCCTGCTCTTTTACGCACTCATATATTTTATTACCTAACTCTAGCCTTGCATACCATTTTAGCAAGTAACCTACCTTCTCTTCATCTATTGAAAGATATTCTGCTAACTCGTTATCATTGTATGACTTAGCCTCATTAAAGAAGGTATCCATCTTTTCTCTATATCCATGTAAAGCTTTCTTACAATCCTTGATTCCTTTTTCTATTTGCTTCATGCTACTATCATCTATATAATAGTCTATGTAACTTCTATCTTCTTCCATTCCGAAGAACTCTTGGTCAGTTGAGGATTGAACTGCAAACCAAAACTTACCTTCTATATCTCCACTATAGTATCTTCCCATTTTTAACTCTCCTTTTTTTTATTATCATTATATTTAGAACTGAGGTAGCTTTACACGTGCTAAATTTATCGCTACCTCTGTTCTGATTTTTATTATTTATACTACTCTTACGAACCTAATTAAATAAAGTTCCCAACTATTTTATTTAGTGTAAGTCTTTTGCTCTTCCTTTAAATCCTAAGTTTGACATATGAATATGATTTATTATTAACTTCACTGCTAATTTTAAATCCTTAGTAGTTCTTATCACTGAATACATCTGCCATACGAGGTTAAGTCTAATCTTATATAGTCCATCTCCCATGCCATGCAACTCAACATCATAGTCAGTAATGCTATCTATTTTTTGGATACCTTCATACCCATATACTTCTTCTCGTTTTTCTAATTCATTGTAAAGCTCTGTAGCAAACACATTCCTAAGTTGCTTCGTTCTTTCTTTAGGATTAAAATCTAATTTATGATTGCCATGTAACTCTTCTACCATATTATCTATCTTCATTTAATACACCTGCTTTCTTTTCTGTTTCGTTTATTAATTTTATAATAGTCTCAGACATTTCTGCCCTACCTTCTAATATTAATTTATCATGCTCTGCTCGTTCAGAATTTGTTTCATCACTTACGCAATACCAAACTTCCTCTTCACAAAATAATTTAATTTTATCTATTAACTTTTTTCTATACACTACTGCTCCTTTTGTTTGTATTGAATATCTACTATCCAATAGTTACTTCCCTCTTCATCTTCATAAAATTTAAGGTTGTCTCCCATCTCTTTAACTATACGTTCATAGTTCCTTTGAATATAGACATAGCTTTGTCCGTCTTGTAAAGGGCTATCCATAAACTCTAGCTCTTCTAAGACTGCTCTTCTCTCTCGTATCATATTGTATTCTCCACCAAGTCTGATGTGTTCATAATCACAAAACTTATTATACACATTTTCTACTTCGTGTTCTTGTTGTAGTTCATACATCTCTTTGTATGTTTTCATTTGTTCTCCTTGTTTGTTATAGGGTTGTATCTCACATCAATCCAAACATCTATTTGTTCTACTTCTTTAAAATGTTTGAATACTTTTATTGCCTCTTTTACTTGTTTTATATCTGTTATATCGTCTATGTAATGTAAATCTCCACCACTATCACTAAACAATACAAACTGATAATCTTTATTTAATGATTTTAACATTTCATTTATGTCCATTTGTTCTCCTTTGTTTAATTTGTTACTCGCAATACGTTTCAACTTTCATTTGTCCTTCTGAATATTCCTTTAAGAACTCTGTCATCTTAGGATTACAACAGATTATATCAATTATATTTCCATAGATTTCGTTCATGCGTTGTATCTTATTGAACAACTTTTCTTGTCCCTCTTCATCTAAGGGTAATTGCATTTGGTTCATCTCATTAACTACATCTTGTAATGACATTGACAAATTCCATAGTCTTACTTCATCTATTCCACTTCCTGCTAATTTCATTTTTGCTCCTTTGTTTTTGTTTCTACTACTTATACGAACCTAATCAATAAAGGTTCCCAACTATTTTTTATTCTCCTTTATCTTTTTGCATAATTCATACATAAAACTTTGTCTAAGTTCTGCTATCATTTCATCATGCATACCATCTACTTTCCATATCATATCAATTAAATCATTTGATGATAGCTCTTGAAATTTTTTCAATCCTTCTTCGTCTTCATTGTGAATAAATTCTTCTTCAATTCTATCTATATAAATAGATACTATATTATATTTTTCTAAGTGTTTTTCTAATTCATTTATGTCCATTTGTTCTCCTTTGTTTAATACGCTGGGGATAGTAATATAATGATTATGCATTATCTCATTTAATATTCTCATTGTGCTATTGCCATATTCTCACATAACTTTTGCAGTTAATCCTACATTTTCTCAAATGTTATAATACCCTAACCAACACTCTCTCGCAAAGAGTGGCGAAAATATCCACCACCCCCAATTCTTTAATAGTCTCTCACTATATATCTATAAGTCCAATTATCACTATGATAATCTTGAGGCTTGTCGTAATGCTTGAACTCTACTACTTGTGTGTTCTCCATAATATCGTCAAGGCTTTTCTTATCATAATTATCTAACAATTCTTCTTGACTATCGTATTCAGAATACTCACAACAAAAAGCAATCCAATCCATTTCAAATTCCTCTCCAATGTCTACTTCTAAATCCACTAAATATTTATATAGTGCCTTCTTACCATCATAAGAAAAATTATCTTTATGATGTGTATATTTATTACTATAATTTATAAAATCATGTTCACTCACATTTAAATACATAAGCTCTCCTTTGTTTCTATTATTCTAACTATCTTAATTAATATTTGTTCCCAAATATTTTATTTTCTTATCCTTTAGCATTTTATTTATACTATCAATAATAATTTCTGCTTGATGGTTTTCAGTTTCTAGGATAGTATATTGTTCTCTCTCTTCGTCGTAATATCTACCATCATAATCTTCAAATTCTCTCTCCATTATTCTATTGTTGCATTTTATTGTAACTTGACAACTTCTTTTTATGGACATTATCATTTGTTTATAATCCATTTAAACTCCTTTGTTTTTTCTTTATAGAATTAAGAGTTACCTTTATCATCTAGTTCAGTATAATATATCTATCATACCTATATAAAAGTAACTCTTATATTTCTATTAATGCTACGTTTAGAACTAATTAAAGTTCCCAACTATTTTATTTATATATTGGTTTATATTCCCAATAGTATAAACTAGCCTCATTAATAGCGTTTATTATTGCTTGTTCATCTGAACAATTATAATATTTGCCACTCTCCAACGGAAACTTTTGGCCTCTAATCCTCACCAACTTTCCATTATCATTAGATAAAAATTTGGCCTTCTCAACTTTAATTTGTTTGGCCTTCTTAATACCTAACATCTTTAATTTATTTTTTAAAGTCATTATAACTCCTCAATATAATTAATGTTATGTTATATATATGACATCAAATAAAATAAGTTCCCAACTATTTTAAATAATTTGGTTTCTCTTTTTGTTGCTTGTCATACTATACCTACTATATATAATAAAATAAGTTCCCAACTATTTTAAATATAATTTATTTCTATGATGACAAAATGATTAAAACATATCATGACGGCGTTAAAAAGTTTTTTTAATGTTAGCGTATGAATAATTGTAAAAGCTTGATTAAGCCCTATTTTAAAGCCTTCTAGCCCTATTATAAATACTTGGGAACCTTTTTTATTTATAAGCGTATAAGCAAACTTTTGCTATGTGTATAACTTGTGGATAACTTTATTTAAAAAAAGTGGGAACTTTTTTAAATTAGATATATATAAAAGATGTAGCAAAAAACAACATAAGGAATAAAAAATGCAATTAATAAAACAATATGAAAAAAATTTACAGGCAATAAATAGAAAAAAAATGTTAATATTATTAAAAGATTATAAAGAAGCATTTAATGAAGTTTCAAGTATTCAAAAATTATTACTATTGAATAAAGCATTTGAAGAAGAATTAAATGAAATATTACCAAAGGGCTTCAAAGTCAAAGATTTGACCACATTAATACAAGTATTTTAAATAATTGGGAACTTAATTAAATTTAAGTAGTAGCAATAATATAACATTAATAATTTAAGGAATAAAAAAAATGACTAAAAATTTTTTAGAAGAAGAAAAAGGAATAGAATTAATTAAAAAAATATATTCTTTTGATGATGATTTTATTATTAAGGAAGATTTGGATTTTATTTTATGGTATTGGGAAGATAAAGAATTTAATTTTAATTTAGAACATATTGAAAGTTTCTTAAATAAAATGAAAGAAGAATTAAAAGAAAAAGAAGAGCAGTTAAAAGAATTAGAAAATTATATTAATAACATAAAAAAGGAGTGGAAATAATGACTAAAAAACATTATATAAAACTAGCGGAAACAATCAATAATAATACTAGATACGGAAATATTAGAGACGAGATTAAAAGGGTAATTGATTTAGATAATTTCTATAATGATTTAGTAATATTTTTAAAAGAAGATAACCCCAATTTTAATATTAATAAATTTTGGGAAGCGGTAAATAAAGACGCAATAATAACAGAATAAAATAAATGGGAACTTTATTTATTGCACGGCGTGTAATTAGTAGAAATAATAATATTAATTAAATTGAAAGAAGAAAAAAATGAACTTAAAAGAAATGATTTTATCACTAGATATAAGTAATAACTTAAAAGCTATGTTATTAAATAGAGCTACTAAGCTTAGAGGCTCTAAAATAGTCATTGACGGCGATAATGTGGAGATTGTGAACAGAACCTACTCCGAACATAACAAAGGGCTTAACGGCCGTTATTATGTTACGAAAGTAATTAACACTAAGTGGCTTGATTTAGATTTTGATTATACTACCCCTATAATAATAAAATAGGGGTTCACTTGTGGATAACTTGTGGGTAAATAAAAACCATATATATATGGGAACTTTTATTAGTGGGCGTCGTGTTACTAATATAAGATAAATTAATAAATAGGATATACAATGAAAATTAAAGATATTAAAATAAATGATTGGTTCACATTAAAAGATATAGAAGAACCCAAAGAGGGCCAAGTGTGGGTGCGTAATCATTACGACAAGGAAACAAAGACATATTCAATTACTAATTGGAAGACACAAAAAGAAAGATTTGTTAAAGGTGATAGAATAGTATTTGTAGATTTTACATTTTAATTATTATTGGCTACGGGTTGAGAACTTGAAATTTTCAACCCAATCCAAATTTTTCAACCTCCATTGTGACGGGGGGTATATGTAAATAAAACAAGCTTACACAAAATCGGCCAATTTTTTTAGGATATTTTTTTCATCGTTAGGGAACCCTAATACTTCGGGTACCCTAATATGTAGTGTGGCTTGGGTACCCTAATACGGTAACCCTAATATGGAAACCCTAATACGGTAACCCTAATAGGGTAATACCCTAATACAGCCACCGAAAGAGCTTCTTTAAGATAAGGTATTATTTGTGATATTCCTAGAACTATTTACTACTTTTGTAATTATTATGACTTTTTGAGAGTTTACAAAGATATTTATTGTAAAGAGTCTAACAAGTATTATAAATTCTAGTAAATCAAAGGAGACATCACTACAATGAAAGATAAAATAAAAGAACAAATAGAACAATACCAACAACAGTTTGAAGAACTTTCCAAAACAAGAGAAGAGCTTGTTGGTAAATTAAACGAGATAGCAGGAGCAATCGAGCAAGTGCGTGGTGCAGTTGCAGCATTGACAGCTCTTGAAGTAGAAGAACAACCAGCTGAAAAGAAAGATAAAAAATAAATGGAACTAGACAAAGGCATAACACGTATTAAGCATTTAGTTAAAAGATTACGTGATGCTGAAGTATTTGCAGAAGAACCAGAAACTTTAGAGAACATCATCGAGTTGTTCCAAGTCGTAGAAGACTTAGATACACCTCAACAAATAGGTGCTGAAGAAATGTGGGGAAGTGCAGTAACTGAAGATGGCAAAAAAATTAAAGCATAAAACAGCAATAGTATTTCCTGATGTGCATTTTCCATTGCACGATGAGAAAGCATTATCTTGCGCATTACAAGCAATAGGGATAGTCAAGCCTGACATCTATGTCAACATAGGTGATGTAGGTGAGTGGCATAACTTCTCAGCTTGGAAGTATAAAGGTAAGAAGCTACCTTCATTAGAATATCAAATACCACATTGTGACCAAGACATCGCAGATGTTAATGCAGGTCTTGACATAATTGATGCAGAATTAGATAAGCATAAAGTAAAAGAACGCTATATGCTTCAAGGTAATCATGAGATATGGATGGATAACTTTGTAGAAAAGTATCCCTACATGACTGATTACACCTTCCCTAAAGCGTGTCGATTAAAAGAGAGAGGGTATAAATACTATGAATACAATGTTCCTTTAAAGCTAGGAAAGATTAATTTTATTCATGGTACTTATGCAACTACCTACCATGCCAAAAAACATCTCGAGACATATGGAGCCAATATTATGTATGGGCACACCCATGACATACAGAGACATTCACTAACAAAACTTGATGCAGGAACTATTGGTGCGTGGGGAATTGGATGTCTTAAAGATATGTCTCGAGAAAAAAACAAATGGTTACGTGGCCGATTACATAATTGGAATCATGCTTTTAGTATCATTACCTTTTTCCCAGATGGGAACTTCCAAGTAGAAGTCATTGAAATATTCAAGGGCAAGTGCGTGGTATGGGGTAATGTTGTTAAAGGATAATGTATAGACGTATCATCAAAGGAGTTCCTCGTTTCGTTTTTAATGACGAGAAAGAATTTAGAGAATCATATCCAGATGATAAACTTGTAAAAGATTGGAGAAAGGGAAAGCCTAACGACTGGGTATTAACTGATGACGGTAAAGTCACACAGATACTTAGGCGTAAGACAATGAAGAATACAACCATTAAAGCAATGGATGATTACTTCATTACCCTACTAGGTCCTTGTTTTAGTTCTGGCAAACTAGAAGGTACCCCTAAAAAAGATTACAACTCATTTAAAAAAAGAACTAACGTAGAAGAAAAGCCGTTGTCTTGGAGAGAAATTCGTTTTGTTAAAATGATAGCACACGGCGAAGCTCCCGTTCAAGCATACATAGAGTGCTTTGAAACAAATAATAAATCAACAGCGTCGGTAAAGTCATCGATACTGTTAAAACAAACAAGGATTAAAGAAGAAGTGGAAAAAGAAATAGAAGAATTACTGAGTGATATAGGTGTTGACAAGAGATGGACACTAGAAAAGGCTAGAGATATAGTTGATAATCCAGATACATCCGATGCAGTTAAGCTTAGAGCATTGGAAAACTTTATGAAGATACAGAGTATGTATCCAAAAGAAAAGAAATCAGAGCAACTTTTACTTGGCCAAGCCTTTACAGGGTTTAGTAAAGATGAAATAATGCAATTAAGTGGAGTAAAGAAGATTGAAAGTGGAGAACAAGAAGATTAATATTATCCCATCTGCTTCAGAAATGTCTCAAAGAGATGAGATATTAGCTAAAGCATATAAAGACTTAGTGTTTTTTGGTCGTGTATTCCTACCTCAAGACTTCTTACATAAGTCAGAAAGCCCTCAGTTCCACCACGACCTATCTAAAAAACTAATTCAACATAAGCCTGGTGCTCGTATTTGTAATGTAATACCTCGTGGTATGGGTAAGAGTATTTTATCTAAGGCTGCTATTATGCATAAGTTTCTATTTGCTCAAGAAGATAAACAAAACTTTGTGGCTTGGGTGTCAGAAGAGCAAGGCCAATCTGTTGACCATGTTAAATATATAAGACATCACTTTGAAGAAAACGAAATCATTCGATACTACTTTGGTAATATGGATGGTGGTTCTGTTGGAAAGAGATGGACTGAAAAAGATATTGTAACTCCTAAGGGGGATAGAATTATAGCTAAGGGTTCTGCCCAAAGACTTCGTGGTAGAGCAGAAGTTGGAGTTCGTTATACTGGTATTATCCTTGATGACTTTGAATCAGAGTTAAATACCAAGACACCAGATAGAAGAGCAGAGCTAAAGAAGTGGATTGTATCTACGGTGTTTCCATCGCTAGAAGAAACTCCTGGTAATGAAGGTTGGATTTGGTTAACTGGTACTATCGTACATTACGATGCATTCTTACAAAACATTGTTGATGGATATAATGATGCTATGAATCACAACAGAAGTTATCCATGGGACTTAACATTCCACAGAGCTATAGAAGATGGTAAGCCATTATGGAAAGACCAGTTCCCTTTATCCAAACTAGAAAATAAACGAAGAGAGTTTATAGAAGCAGGGCTAGTAAATAAATTTGCGCAAGAGTATATGAACGATGCAAGAGACTCAGCGTCTGCTGCATTCAAGGTAGATAGGATACAGTATTACAATCACAAGTTTGAAGTAAGAAATAATTTTTGTTACTTAGTAGACAACAACGAAGCAATACCAATCAATGTTTACATTGGTGTTGACCTTGCTGCTACCGCAACAAAGACATCAGACTACCAAGTAATTATGGTAATGGGTATAGATGCAAATAAAAATAGATACATCTTAGAATACTTTAGAGAAAAGATACCAGCGTTTGATATGGCAGAAGAGATTGTTAAGATGGCTAGGAAGTATTCCCCAGTAAGAAGAGTAAGTATTGAAACTGTTGCAGCACAGGAAATGGTTAGAGATATGACAAGTAGAATATCTGTAGCCGATAAAAGATTAATGCCTGGTATCTTCAAAGGTGTCAAACCACCTTACGGTATTAAGAAGGAAGACAGGCTAGAGACTACACTAGGACCAATAGTCAATTCAAAGAAGCTTTATATTAAAAAACATATGACTGAGATAGTAGATGAGTTGTTTGAACACCCTAAACCAAAGAACGATGACTTGATGGATGGCTTGTATTATGCAGATTATTTTGCAAAAGCACCAAGTAGTACAGTTATAGAAGCTAAAAATTTAACAGATAAATTAGGAAAGCAAGTTAATATAAAGAAAAACAAGGTTTATAACTGGATAACAGGTAGTATTGACTGATAGTTCTTGCTGACAGATTAACAAATTGTGTAAATTATCAGACGATAAATCACATCTTTTTCTAGGAAAACACATGGAATATGACAAAAGAGCACTGACTAACCAAGAACTATTTGATAGATATAAGAACGATAGACAGTCTTGGGAGCTAGATGCTAGACAAGATTTAGATTTTTATCTTGGGAATCACTTTACGGAACTAGAGTCTAGTGAATTAGCTTCACGTAACCAGGCAGATGTCCCTATGGACAGAATATCTCCTGCAGTTGAAAGACTTAAAAGTATGCTTACTGCTAGGCCTCCTGCTTTTACAGTAGTTCCTAGAGAAGATTCAGATACATCATTAGCCTATCTTTGGAGAGAGGTTATGGGATTTGCCTGGCAGAACTCTGAAGGAGACTCTCAGGTTAAACAAGCCATACACGATTATTGTGTGGTAGGTCTTGGTTTTTTATACGCATACATAGACTATGATTCTGATTTTGGAAAAGGAGATATTAAGTTTTCATACCTTGACCCCTTTAGAGTCTATGTACCTGCTTCTTCCAGAGATAGATTTTTTACAGACGCAGATAATATTATCTTATCTACAGTATTAACAGAGACACAAGTTTTAAATTTATATCCAGAGCTGGGTACAAGTGTAGACCCAGAAACAGGTGAGGAGATTGACCCATTAATAAATACAATCTCTGGCTACTCTGAAGATGATTACCCTTCAAACATAAATAAGAACTCTTTAAATACGTATACTCCTGATACGGTCAGAGGATACACAGAACAAAACTATAAACGTTTTCAAATTTTAGAAAGGTTTACAAAAGTTAAAGTTCCCTTCTATCGTTTGCTAGATAATCAAAATGGTAAAGAGTTTATTGTTGATGAAGCAGACTTTAGAATTTTCCTAGAAGAGAATAAGAAGTTAGTAGAGCAAGGTAAGGTAGATATAGTACAAGTATATCAGAATAGAATTAAAGTGATTGCAAGTATTGGTGAGGTAGTGTTATATGAAACAACTCTTAACACAGATGTTTACCCTATAATACCGATTGCAAACGTTTGGACTCAAACTCCTTATCCTCGTTCTGATGTCTCCAGAGCAAGACCAATGCAACGTTTGTTAAACAAGTTATGGTCCTTAGCACTATCTCACGCCCAAGCATCAGCAGGATTAAAACTGTTGGTTCCAATGGGAAGTGTAGAAAATATTTCTCAATTAGAAAAAGATTGGGCAAACCCTAATGCTGTTATAGAAGTAGACTCATCACAAGGTGAGCCTCACTATCCAGCACCTCAACCTTTAACTGGTGAGTTCTATAGGCTTATACAACAGTGTGAGTTTTATATAAACTTTATATTTGGTATACCAGAAATTATGCAGGGAGTAGGAGACCAGCCAACAACTGCAAGAGGAACAGAAAGAATTATAGCTTTAGGTAGTGAAAGACCTAAATCAAAGCTAAGAGATGTAGAGTTTAGTATTAAAAGACTAGGTAAAGTTATGTACAACTATGCTAAAACACACTATGATGTGCCTAAACTAATGCGTTTAGTGCAACCTAATAATGATATTACTGAACAAATGGCACAAATATATACAGATAAAACAAGAGTTGTGTTTGATTTAAAGAAAGATAAACACAATTTAGAACAACATGATGTAGGTATAGAGTCTGGTTCTACATTGCCTACAAGTAAATACGCAGAGTTAGCTGTGTATATGGAAGCATTTCAAATGGGATTAGTAGACCAGGTAGAAGTATTAAAGAAAAATCCAGACATATTTGATAAAGAAGGAATTTTATCTCGTATGAATCAAAGAGCAGCTATGGAACAACAAATGGCTGGTATGGATGAAACAATAAAGAATTTACAGGGAGACCTGCAAACGGCTACAAGAGAATCAATATCCGATAGAAAACGTACTGAAGTTGAGAAATTTAAGACACGTTTAAAAGATATTGAAACTAGTGCCACTGCCGATAGGCGCATAAGTAAAAACAAGTTAAACGATAAGGTGTTGCTAGAACTTGAGAAATTACGTGGAGAACTTAAAGTCGTAGAGGCTGAAGTCAAACGTAGTTCTACTCAACAAGAGAACTAGACATCAAAGGAGATTAATAATATGAGTAATGAAACATCAATGACCGATACTCAAGCTGTGGAATCTATGGATACGGTTCAAGCTGAGGGACAACAAGAAGGTACTTTAGAAGGAAATGCAATGGATTGGCAAAAAGAAGCTAAGAAGTTTCAGTCTATGTATGACAAGGCTGTTACTGACAAGAAACACTTAGACCAGTATAAACCATTAGTAAACTTACTAGAGCAAAGACCTGACCTTGTAGAAACCTTAAGAGATAATATTGTTGGAAATAATGGTGCAACAAAAAAAGCTGAAGCAAAACAGCTTAACGAAGACGAGTTCAATCCGTGGGATGCGTACAATAAACCTGGCTCAGAATCATACGAGTTTCGTGTGAAAGAAGAAGAAGCTAGAATAAATAATGCAGTAAGCAGTGCTATGAGAGGGCAAGAGCAAAAACAATTTGTTGCTCAAACCGTAAACAAACTAGAGAATCAATTTGGTATGAACAGAGATGAAGTGCAGGAATTTATGCAATTTGCTCAACAGCCAAAAGATAATGTTCCACTTGATAACCTAGTCAAGTTATTTAAAATGAATAAGGGTGAATATAAAGAACCTATTATTCAAAAACCTGACACAAGTAATCAAGCTAGAACAGCTGGAGTTTTACAGGGGGGAGTAGCTCCTACTAAATCTGAACAAGATGGAATGTGGGACCAAATTCTTAATGCATCTCAATCTGGTAGTATTGGTAAAACAATAATAAAAAAATAAATAGGAGAATACAATGGCATTAAGTGCAAACGCAATCAAGACAACAAGCTTGACGCAAACAACAACTGCTGCTGATTATGGAGTTGCTCCAGATAAAAGAAGATTATATAACTTTTCTGATAGGATTGCTGAACTAGCACCTGAAGAAAGTCCTTTCTTCGTATACCTGAGTAAAACTGCCAAACTTCCTACGGATGATTCTTTGTTTCGTTATTTAGAAGATAGAACAAAGATTAATTATACAAGTAGAGAGTTCCTTTTAAAAGGTGACCAGGACAGTGCAGCAGCTCAAGCAGCAAATGACTCTGTGAGTTTCACAGTAGAAACAGCAGACAACTTAGCAGTAGACTTTATTGTTAAGGGAATGGTCTTTGCAGTAAGAACAAAAGGCGGAGCAGCAGGTGATAACGCCTACGCTAACATAGTAGTTAGAGTAGAAACTGTACCCGCATCAGCAAACAATGAAACTACATTTACAGGTAAAGTTATATCTGTATCATCAACAGCAGCTAACGCAAATAAGCTTTTAGCTGGTAAGAGATGTCAAATCATAGGTTCAGCATATGGAGAAGGTACTGGTTCACCAGACGTTTTCTCAGATAGCATGGAAGATAATTATGGGTACACCCAGATTTTCAAAACAGCTGCTGAGATTTCAAACACAGCATATGCTACACAACTACGTGGAGTGTCAAATGAGTTTGAAAGAGTGTTAGCTCAAAAAATGAGAGAGCACAAAATCGATATGGAAAGAGCATTTCTTTTCAATCAAAAAGCAAGAGATAACTCAGGGATTCAATATTCTGAAGGTCTTGTAGGGCATATTATCAAAAACAGTACAGTAAAAGCTGGTGCAGCAGACTTGGCTTACGAGTCAGGTAAAGCATACTTTAGAAGTGCTGAAGCTTCAGAGCTTACTTATGATAGATTGCTTAAGGACTTTGAGGTTATCTTTGACCCAGCTAGAGGCGGAAGTAACGAAAGATTAGCATTAGCTTCTCTTCCTGTGATTTCTTTCTTTAACAAGATGGGTGATGGCTCATTTTCTGATATATCTACAACAGGTTCACAATACCAAATCAATATGGATAACCTATCAGGACAGTTTGGTCACCAGTTAATGGAGATTAATACAGTTCATGGTGCGGTATATCTAGTGAAAGAACCTCTGTTTAGAGGACATTCATCAGGTATGATGTGTATGGCTGATATGAGTAAGCTATACTACAGACCACTTGTAGGTAATGGAATCAATCGTGATACTCAGGTTATGACAAACGTACAAGGTCCAGACGAAGACCTACGTAAAGACATGATTCTTACAGAAGCAGGTCTTGAAGTATGTTTACCAGAATCACACTACTTGATTAACGTAGAAGGATTATAATATATTATAATCTCTATGTAAAATAATCCGTAAGGATTGACAGTATTGGATACTGTGGGGTTGTTCGTAGAAAGGAACAACCCCGAACATCCATAAGAATTTTAAACTAATAGGAGAATAAAATGGCAAATTTTGATACTGTAACAAAAGTTATTATCAATGATGTGAGTGCAGCAGCAAGTAGCGTATCTGGTTCTTTAGCTAAAGAAATCAATGACTATATAGAAACTATAGATGACACAAAGCTTGTAGATATTAAAGCGGTAATGCTTGATAGAACTAGAATTGCATATATTGTAGTTACCAAAGTATAATGGCTAACTGTCAGCACTGTGAAACACCTAACCCAGAAGGTAAGTTTAATTGTCCTTCATGTGGGTTAAGAGCACATCCACCAAGATGGAGCACACAATTTGTTTTAAGAGATTCTCCGATGGCAACTGCTATTAGAAAAGACCAAATAGATTTTGGTAGTATAAGTATGGATAAACATATAGAAAGAACTAATAAAAAGAATACTAAAGACAGAGCAAAGAAAATGGATGAGATGATTTTTGGCAATGATAAAAGTTAAAACATTAAAATCAAATAGAAGGAAGTATAATATGTACGGAATGAAGAAAAAGAAAAAAGTAGTAAAACCTAAAATGAAAAAAAGAGCTGTCAAAAAAGGAATGAAAAAAGGTTATAAGAAATAATGCCAGTTAAAAAGAAAGCTAAATCAAAAGTAAATGCAGCTGGTAATTATACAAAACCAACTATGAGAAAGAATTTATTTAAAAAAATAAAAGCTAGTACTAAAGGTGGTAAAGCTGGACAGTGGAGTGCAAGAAAAGCCCAGATGTTGGCTAAGCAATACAAAGCTAAAGGCGGAGGATACAGATAGTGCCCTTAAAAAAGTCTCAACGAAGTCTTAAAGAATGGACAAGACAAAAGTGGAGAACCTCAAGCGGTAAGCCAAGTAAGGGACTTCGTAGATACCTACCAGACGCAGCATGGAAAGCATTATCACCAGCAGAAAAGAAAGCAACGAATACGGCAAAAGCCAAAGGAAATAAAAAAGGTAAGCAGTTTGTTAGTCAACCAAAGAAGATAGCAAAGAAAACAGCAAGGTATAGAAAGTAATGTTGAATGATAACATATTAAAAGAATTAGCTAAGAAATTTTTCAGCCCTGAAAATAGGTTGTTAAATGGCGCTATGAATACTAGTGAGTACGAAGAAGCAAAGCAACTACAGGTTGACTTTGATTTTATTAGTAAGCTAGAAGGTGGAAGACAAACCGAAGCTTACGTTCCTTATCCAGAAGGTTCTCAGTCTGGTGTTACTTTTGGAACTGGTGTAGACTTGGGTGGAAAAACTTCAGACTATTTTAAAGGATTTGATAATCCAAGTATTGTTGAAAAAATGGAACCATACTTTGGTATGACAGGACAAGAAGCTTTTAACTTTGAAAAGTTAAACCCCTTATCATTTAGTCAGGAAGAAGCAATGCTTGTAGATAATTTTGTAAAAGGAAAAGAATTAAATTCTATTTCAAGAAATTTTGAAAGAACGTTTGGAACTGATATGGCTGAATTGTCACCAGAAGTACAAACGGTGATAGCATCTATTGGTTATCAATACGGAGCTAACTTTATGGACAATCCTTACACTGAGGAGTTTGACCCAAAGACTCCTAAGTTTGTAAACAGACTTATGGACTTAGTAAAAAATCCAGACAATATTGAGAATTATACAAACCTAGAAGAAGAGCTAAGAAAATTTGGAGATGACTATGGTCCTAGGCGTGATAAAGAAGCAGACTTATTAAATAAATTTATTAGAAGTTTAAAAGAAAAAAACTTTGGTGAGTTAAAAGATGCATCATCAATTATGCAAGATAACTCTGATATGGAAAACTTAATACAATTTGCAGAACCAAAAGAAGAAGAAGAACCATTTACAAATGAGTCTATTACTTTCTGATGAGAGGATTAAGAACAACAGAAACAAGGCACACTAATGGCAAAAAGAAAACAAGACAAGGGCAAGGTCATAACACAAAATTTGGAAATAAGATGAGTAGTAAATATTATAAAAAAAGAAATAGAGGACAAGGATAATGGCAGAATCATTTAAAGACCAAGTAGATGCAATAACAGGTTTTGGTATAACAGAGAATGATGCATTATCTGACTGGCTTACAGCTGGTGTTAGGTTAGTATTGAATGCTATGCCAATAGATAAACTTGAAAGAATTATATCAGACGAAACTACAGATTTTGGTGATGGAGGTTTAGATGTACAAGGTAAAAGAATTGTAGAGGTATTTAGAAAAGATGGAGCAAACTCAACTGCAGATTTGCAATATTTTCATCCTGCTAGAAAGATAACAGTCAAGATGAAAGGTAGAGCCACAGACCCAAGTTATATGGAGTATGCATCTGCAACCGACCCTGCATATTACGTAGACGAACAATTACTTTTTGTTTTACCTGCAATGGGAAGTGGTGTTAATTATGCTAATGTTTCCTATATAGACACTAGCATAACAGTAGTTCACGGTGCTACATCCATAGCTAACTTTCCAGACGAGGCAGAGTATGCAGTAGTGTTATATGCAGCAAGACAGGCATTAGCAAGAAAAGTATCAGATGCAAACGCAGACGAAGATTCAGAAATGGCAGCTACCTACTCAAACCAATATGCTTTAGTAGATGCACAATATAAAGAAGCATTACAGATTTTAGGTATAGAAGAAATAACAAATAGTAAAAAAGAAAAGGATGCTAGATAGTGGGTATAAACACTACTTGGAATAAAGAAAATACAGAGCCTTCTAGTGTTTGGTCAAAAGAAATCAATGACTTACATCACACAGATACAGGTACACTATGGGGTCCAGAGGCTATAACCCCAAGCTCTACCTGGTTAGGTGCATTGACTGGAGCTATACATCCTTCAACAGGTACAGTTTGGGGTCCAGAAGTAATAGCACCTTCTACTAGCTGGAGTGAATCCTTAGAGCAGTTTAAGTTTTGGAATGATGGTAATGATTTTTGGGAAGATGTAAACAGTAAATACGAGGAATTATAATGGCAGCAATAGAATTTAATGGAAAAGAAATACATAGTAGAGTACAACAGGCAGTCCCTGATGTATCAGAAAACTATGTAATAAATCTTATTAACGAAGCTTTAATAGATTTAGGACAATATAATTTAAAAACAGAATATGCCAAGACTAATCTTGCTAACAATCAAATGTGGTATGGATTAAATGATGATAGAGCTATTACAGTAAATAAAGTATTTAGATGTAGTATCTTAAATTCAGATGGAGAGTATATTAAAATTCCTAGATTAGTCAATCAAGAAACAAAGATAACAGATACGGAGTAATTATGGCAGCAGTAAGCAGTACATTCAAAGACCCATCATTAAATTTTGTATGGTGGATAGAAGGAGATAAGATAGCTATAGCCTCATCAGGTGGAGATGGAGGTACAACCGAAACAGCAAAAGGCCGTTATAAGGCTGCTATGATAGGAACAGGTACCGACCATATAACATCAGGTGTGCTAATATCTTACTATGCTGAACCTGATAAGCTTGAAAGCATTACAGGAACAATAGATATAGACAATACTTTGCAACCAGCTATAATAGCGTATGTAAAAGCAAAAGCACTTTTAGATGCTGCGGCAAGAACAAACAATGCAGAATTAGCACAGATTAAAATGCAATCTGCTCAAATGGCTATGAATGAATATAAGCAGATGGTTACTAAATACGGAGTAAGAAGAAGAGATAAAACTGGTGGGACTCGTGGTATAGTTCCTACAAACTTTACATAGGTAAACAATGGCAACATTAACAGGTAAAAAAATATCAGAGTCTTATAAAGACTTGCTACAAATATCTAATAATAATTCTGGTGTAGACGGAACACTTAGAGATGTATCAGACGGTGAAGGTACAGTTAGTGTTTTACAGATTAGTAGTGATTCTATAAATATTAAAGATAATGGAGCTTTTCAAATTAATGAAACTCCAGTTACTTCTACGGCAACAGAGTTAAATTATTTAGACGGTGCAGACACAAACATTAATACCCTTACTCTACCTGCAAGTACAACCATATCTGCCTTTGGTGCCAGTGTTATAGACGATGCAGATGCATCTACAGCTAGGTCTACCATGGGAGTTGATGCGGCAGGAACTGATAATTCTACTAATGTAACATTAGCTGGCAAAGATTATATAGTAGCTAGTGGAACAAATAATCAAACATTAACGCTCGGTACTGTAGATATATCGGATGACACAAATTTAGTTGGAGGAACTGGCGTTACACTTACTGGAGATACTTTATCAACAGTAGATAGTGAAATAGACCACGATAGTTTAAACAATTATTCTAGTGATAAACACATAGCACATAGCTTTGTTACCCTAACAGCGGGAGCAGGATTAACTGGAGGTGGAGATATTACCACTAGCAGAGATTTTGCTGTAGGAGCAGGTACTGGTATTACAGTAAATGCAAATGATGTTGCTGTAGATACAAGTGTTATTGCTACAAGAAATTATGTTGATGGACAAGTATCAACAGTAAATACTTTAGGAGAAATGACTGACGTATCTTTTTCATCATTAGGTGATGATAATTTATTACAATACAATTCAGCTTCTTCAGAGTGGAATAATACAAGCGTAATAGATGGTGGAGAATTTACAACTTAAGGAGAAAAAAAATGGCCAATACTTTACAAATTAAAAAGAATGCATGGAATACAACTACCCCTGGCGGTCCAGTAGCTAACACCTTAGCATATGGTGAACTAGCTTGGGATACAGCTGGAAAAATTTTATACATTGGAAGACAAACAGGAACAGGACCCGTAACAACAGAAACAGTTAAGATTGTACCAAACGCTTCATCAAGCACAGTTGGTATAGCAAGTTTTAATACTCTTAACTTTGTTGTAAGTGCTGGTGGTGATGTACAAATTAAAACATATGGTGTAGCTAGAGATGAAATAGCGTTAGATGCTATTGATGGAACTAGAATTGCAGATGATGCAGTAGACAGTGAGCACATAGCTAATGACGCAGTAGCTTTAGGAACGCAAACTACTGGTAACTATGCAGGAACAATAACAGGTACAACAAATGAAATTGAAGTAACTGGTTCTGCTGGAGAAGGTACTGCTTATACTATTGGATTACCAGATGATGTAGTTATTGCTGGTAATTTAACAGTTCAAGGACAAACAACTACAATAGAGTCTACAGAAGTTACAATCGATGATAAAAATATTGTTTTAGCTCACAACGAAACAGGAAGTCCAGCAACTGCAGCTGGCTTAAATGGAGCAGGTATTACTATCGGTTCTCCTTCCTCTGGTACTGCACCAAGTTTAACTTGGAATAACAGTGGTGCTACAGATTATTTTGAATTTAACAAGCCTGCTAAACTTACAATAGACCCTTTATCTGACACTGGTTCTAGCTTAGATTTTGGAATATACGCTAATTAATAGGTAATTATGGCTAATAAATTTCTAATAAAAAGAGGT